CCCATTTGTAATACCCATTTGAGACATTACATCGAAAGACGCCTTTAACTTATCAGCTAGGTCGCCAGAGTTATCCCCTTCTATTTCCTCATGAGACTTATAGACTTTTGGGTTCTTGGCAAATACGCCTTTCTTGGCTACGAAGAACTGACCATCACGAGGGTCGATTCCAGCAAATACAGCTGGAGCGCCGTCCCACTTTACAGTTAGGTCAGAACCGGATTTAGCATTACCAGAAAGCATATCACGAAGGGAGCGAAGTGCCATAATAGCATCCCTCGCACCTTTAACCCCACCGTAGATAACTTGATCTTCGATGTGAGTCATGTGAGTATTTTTTGATTCCGATAGATATTCTGAGAAGTTTAACATTAAGACACCTTACAATGAACAGATGAGAATTCGTTTTTCTTAAGAGAAGAGAAGTAGCAATCCTTGAGTATGGAAACGTCCGACGACAATAAAATGTCTAGGTAGTATGTTAGGAATGCACCAGTCTTAAGAGCAAGAATATCATCAACTGGGAAGTCAGAAACGTTATCTTGAACATATGGGCTTTTAAGTAAACGAGGGAGGGTTTTGTTTAGGTATGCCATAGGATCGGCAAATATCTTTTTCTTATCGGCTTCGATATTAAAGCCATTATCAGCTGCCATATCAACAAACGCTTTAGCTGATACCGCACCAAGCTGTACGTTAGAACCTTTCTCGCGACCTTCTAAGTAAACTCTAATCTTACCTTCATCAGTAACCGATGCAGATTTATAACCTGTACGGATTTGGAATCCAGACGGAGTTCCCTGAGTCATGAAGATAAAGTTCTTAGCGAATGGGTTGAAGATAGTAGGTGCTGGAGACAAATCAACGTCAGGAAGATCAGTTGCTTTAACAACTTCGAACTTACCACGTTTACCCTTAGATACTTTCTTAAGACTAACACCGATTATCTCTTTTGATTCAAATTTCTTTTCAAGATACGCATTAAACTCAGCGAGAGTCTTCATACCTTTACATTCTGAGATAATCTTCGTTTTACTGATAGACATAATCCAAATATCAGCTGGATTCCAGTTATCTTTTAAGTCTTTAAGACCAAGCTTACGAGCCAACTGTATAAGGATATTAGAATCGTTTGTACCAGAATCTAGGTAAATCTTAGAACCCTTTAACGAACCCATATTAGAATGGAATGCTTTGTACTGTTCTTCAAACGAGTAGTACCAGTTCTCATCAAACCTATACCCAACTTGCTTTGAGATTTCTTCTACGGAAAGTGGCTTTCCTTTCATAGCTGATTCAAAGTATAGGATAGTTCCCATTTCTTGTTCATCAGTTGAAGGTATCTTGACGTCTTCGCCGACTTTAGGTAATCGACCAGAACCACGCATACCGCCAGAAGGATATAGAGTAACCTTTACTTTTTGACTAGACTTAAAGTTCTGACCAGCAGGAACAAATCCATAGTCAGCTAGGTAAGGGGATGCGGCAACTTTCTTGATTAACTGAGCATCTGTAACTTTGATAGTAAGGCTCTTATTGCCTTTACGGTAATCGTACTTCGGCTCGAAATAGAAGAACTCGTCTTCCTTGCCGTAATGCTTTTTGAGTAGTTGTAAAAATTTATAGAGTTCTTTCTCTGTTCCGGATTTGTTTGGTAGATGTTCTAAACCAAACCAGAGCTTTGTAGCTTCGGAGAGAAATTCTTTGAAAGAGTACATATCAGATTCCCATTTAATAAACTTGACAATTATACTTATATTTATATAAAAAGAAAGTCCCACTAGGGGACTTATTAATCATCAATGGTCAGTATGCCTTTCCCTGCACGGATGGCTTCATTACCATCATCGTCAACGTACTTCTCTATAACACCAGAAGATTCTAGGGCAGCGAGCGCTATGGCGATGGAGTCGACTGCTGACAATCTATTTGATTCCTGATACCCTTTGGCATATGCCTTCTTCCAAGTAAAGATACAAGAAAGGGCAACCAGTACTATCATTAGTAAGTACTCCATTAGAATTCCGCCGACTTACGTAGTTGTACGATTTCATCAACCCCTATATCACCACGTTCAATTTTAGCGTCAAGGATTTCCTTAGAATATACGGTATAACCTTTATTAGTTACAACGTTATGTACCCAGTATAGAGATCCAGGCTTTAATTCTTCATTACGACGATCAACAGCTTCATTAGACATATTCATTTCCTCATTTATTCAATACAAGTATTATAACTCATTACATTACAAAAGTAAAGCTTTTTTTTAACTATTTTCTTCGGCGATATACTCTAGATAGCAATCAACCATTTCGTCAAGGTTAAGAGATAACCTAGTCATGATAAAGTCATAGAAGTTATCAGTAAGTTCTTCTTCAAACACATCATTAAGTTCTTCTGCAGTTGGCTCACCTTCAAGTTCTTGCTGTTCGTTAAACTGCTCTAGAATATCGTCAGTGTCCAATTCGTTCATTTCGTCGATACCGTCTTTCGTGATAAGGGCAGAACCGACAAAACAATACGCTTCGTCTTCATAAGTAATAGTACCATAACAATCAGGATATTGCTCAGATAGAGCTTTAACCATATTGACAACCAGTTCAGTCGGCGGACACCATGCAGAATTCAGAGCTAGGTAGTTCTCGCCGATATCTTCAATACTACACCATTTGGCTCCGATGTTATCGATATACCAATCCCGAGTATTGACAGTATCTTCGTCAGGTAGATCCACCCCAAGGAAGTTTAAAACTTCATGAGCGTTATCTAACATCACTTCTTTATCTGTTAATGGACTGAACACATCGAGTGGTTTGCCATCAGAAGTGTAAAGTTGTACGTTATTCCAAACATGATTAGCCATTTCTATTTCCTCATTTATTCAATACAAGTATTATAACTCGAGTAGATTTAAAAGTAAAGCACTTTCGTTATAATACTTTGCTATATCCATATAACGTTAGGTACTATACTTGGATACCAGAGAATGATTTCTTCTCATTGGCACCGAAAGTGCTTAAAGGTTTATCTGGTATATCAGAATCACCACCTATCAACGATTGCGCAGATTCTTCAACATCATATAGCTTCATCTTAGAACGGTCAACGCCTATCACGAAACGCTTATGCATTCCAGGATCGTTGTATCGGTTCTTTAACTGCTTGACCATAATCTGCCCGAGCTTTTCTAATTCTTCAGTAGATATTAACGCAAACATAAAGTCAGCCGTTGCTGGTAGACCGAATGATTCAGAAGTATCTTCCAAGCCAACATCAGTATTACCATAACCAGATCGTGTAGTTTGAGTAGCAGACATAATAGGAACATCTAGCTCAACTGCCAATCCACGTATCTCTTCAGCAATAGACTTGATAAGCGAATATGTATTAACCGTACCACCCATCTTCATACGAGATGAACCGCAAATGTTAAGGTAATCGATAAAGATCATATCCGGAACGAAGTTCTTCTTGAGCTTCAATTCATTTACCAACGCTCTAAAGTGACCAACGTGGGCAGACGCAGTAGGATATTCTTTAACGATTAACTTGCCTTGAGTTTTCTTAGCAAGTTTACGAACCTTATTCTCAAACGTTTCAAGAGGTAACGATTCGAGCTGGTCAATAGGGATATTCATTAAGTTGGCATCAATACGTTCAGCGATACGTTCTTCTGCCATTTCCATAGTAATGTATAGGACGTTACGACCTTCCATTAATGAATTAGCAGCACAATGACACATAAACAAAGACTTACCAACACCAGTACCAGCAAGGGCAATATTTAGTGTTTTGCGTGGAAGTCCACCCTTAGTAATCTTATTAAAGTAATCGAGGTCAAACGGAATACGATCTTCTACTCTGTGATAGAAGTCATATCGACCTTTAAACCCGTCGATATAATCGTGACCAACATTACGGTCAAAGGTAACACCAAGAGCCTTAGAAAGAATGTCGGGAAGAGCATTCTTAGTAAGGTCTTTATGTTTGCCGTCTATAATAGAAATAGATTCAAGGATAGCATTATGAATAGCTTTATCTTGGCACCATTTCTCGGTGTTTTCCATTAACCAATCTTTATTGACTTCTTCGGGAGTGAAGACAGTCTGAAGTAATTCAGAAACCTCTGACGTATCAACTCCCCTCGAATCAGCCTGATCCAGTTCAATCAGAAATGCTTCTTTAGTCGGAAGCGCATTATACTTGGCTACAAATAAGCCAACCTGATTGAATAAGAATGCATGAGATTCTGTAAAGTAATCAGCCTTCAGAAACGGTATAACCTGACGAACGTACTGCTCGTTGGTCAGAAGATTCCGAAGTATTGTTGTTTCCAGATTTGCTTGCATTCTCTTTTTCCTCTACCGCACCCATAATAACATCTGTAAGTATATCACCAATATACACTCCGAACTCCTTCGAGCCTTCCAAAGATTCCCGAGTAA